GTCGTGGTGATACGGACGGCGGCGTTCGCATCAATGACTTTCTCGGCTGTGTTCATACGAACACGGAGAACATTGGAGCGACGAGCTTCGTCACGATAGCTCTCGGAGACGAAACCACCGGGTGCGTCTTCCGACCAGACCAAGGTGCGACCCAATCCACCAGCGGTGAACTGACCAGTCGAAACATTGGCAACAACGATCTTGGTGTCTGGAACGATGAACGAACCAGAGTAAGGCTTGTTCTTGTTAGCAGAGTTGATGGCCGCACGACCGATGTAGACTTTATCCACACCGAACGCTTCGGCGATCTGTGCTTCATCGAGCAAGCGACCACCAGTATTCGACACAACTCCGTAGAACTGGTTTTGTAGGAGGGTGGTACGACGAACCCGCTCGTACACATTGGCCGACATAATGACCGCATTGGCCGCATAACCCAAACGATTAAGAGCCAATTTGCCAGCCGCAACATCCGCAGGGGCGTTGATGGTTGCCAAGTTGCCTTCGATGTATGAAGCCGTGGGGCTTAAATCAGCCGTGGTGAAGGGAGTCGTTGTTGCGAACAACAAATCGGCCACCCGCTTTTCGTGGGAGAGCTTAACTTGTCGGAGCAAGAACCTCGCTGTTTCGGCTTCGATTTGGAAGAAGCGGTTAGCGTCAGCACGGAAGGAATCGTCGAGCAACTCTTCCAAGCCAGTCTCGATACAATCGTAGGTATCGGAAGTGAATTTCCGAATCGCACGAGCGTATTCAGAACCAGCAGTACGCTTCGCCGCATCAGCATCTAGCAGACCAGCATCAGCCGTCTGCACTTTGAGGTACTGACCGCTCTTTGCCGGAACGGGCAATAGAGGGAGAACTTCCGCACCGATCAAGCCGATCTCTGCGGGAGATTCGATGAGGGCTTGGTTGATATCAGCACGAATGGTCGTGCCACCAGAAATAAAGCTCATTTTATATTATTCTTTCTTTTGTTTGTTGTTGTTGTTGTTTAGAACATCGGGATTGCGAGTTCGATAACAGCCGATGAACTTGTGGCCGCTTCGAGTGCAACACCAGCCGTCACCAGATTCGCCGCTAGGGTGGTGCAGAGGCCAGAAGCATCAAATTTTAGCGTATCACCAACTGCCGCAACGCCAGAGACGGTTGCGAAGAAGGTTGGGTGAAACAATTTAACTGCCACAAAGCCACCAGCGGAAACATCTTCTTGAGTTACTCCGATAGCTTTGGTTGCACCAGTTACCGCAACATTAACGAAGCCAGCCGTGGTGGTGTCGGGCTGAACGAATCGGAACGCCGAGATGGCAGAAGCCGAGCCGAATGTGCGAAAATTACCATCAATTTGAGTAGACATTTTCTTTTATCCTTTGGTTTAGAGTTTTGAGATACCGCGAGACAGAGCCTCGGAGTATTCTTTAGGGTTAGACAGCATCACGGCTTGCATAGCCTTGAGCTTTGAAGTTCCGTAATCGCTGTGGGCGGCCACGAGTGCTTCAAAAGTTTTGGGTTCAACCTTCGCAGGGGCTTCGACAACTGGCGAAGCAGAGATGGGCTTGATGCCGAACTCGGTGAGAACTTTCTTCACGACTTCGCTCATCTCTTCCTTGGTCTCCTCTTTCTCATCTTCATCTTCTTTTTCGATGACGATTTTGGGAGCTTCCGAGGCCATCTCCTCTTTCTTTTCCTCATCCTTGGGTTTCATCGCCTCTTCCAAGGCGGCGAGACGAACTTTAATTTCGTCCATATCTTTTTTGTAATCTGTGTTTTCCATATTGGTTTTGTCCTTTTTGTCAAGTGGAGCTTCCTCCACGGCTTGCTTAACTACGGCTGGGATTGTCTTTCCTCCGCTTACATATCCCAGCTTTTCCATAAACTTTACCATTTCTTCAAAGAGGCCATTGGTGGCCGCAGGGGAGGAAACTAAATCCGCAGAGGCGATGCTCTGCGGTCGAATGTAGTCCTTTCCGTTGATCGTCTCGGACTCATTCACAAAGGCTAGGGAAACGCCGAACTGGTCGGGGGCTTCAGAGGCCATCTCTTTAATCAATCCGTAGTGGGGGCTATTGCGAAGAAGGCGAAGGTCGGCAACCAGCTTATCCCCTTCGATGCGGGGGTTTCTGGCAAAGCCCACTACTGCGTCTAATCCGCTTCCGTGGTTCATCTTCACCTTCACCCCATTTTTTGCCTTACTCATAAGATTTAGGGCGGTCTGCAAGCTAACTTTATCCACGAAAAGATCGTGTCCTTTTGCTTCACCAACCTCTAAAATTGAAACTCCACCTAGCTCCATTTCCTCTAGTTCCTCGTCCCTATAAGTAGAATAGGCAACCGCCGCCCTTTGTTGTTCGTCTGGAAAGTCGCTGATAGCTTGCTCGTCACCCATAAAGCGGGATACAAAGTCTTGCTCTGATTCGTCTGCGGAAGGTAGGGGTAAAGGCATAAATGCCTAGATTATGTCAAAGGAGATCGCCGTCTGCCTTGCGGTAGGAGTCCTTAACCTCACCCCCACCAGCCATCTTGAGAAACTTGTTCACCCTAGCCATCGCCCAAGCGTTGCGTGAGTTGGGCTTTCCCCCGGTAATAGTTGGCCTAAAGCTAGTCGAGAACGCACCCGCCCCCCGGCGAAACACTTTCTTCAACGCTCCAAGGGTAGGGGCTTTCCTTGATGGGTGCTTGTCTTTGAACTCGGCAATCTTGTTCTTCAAAGCCTCCTCGTTCTCGGCTGAAATCTCTATGTCACCAGCCTTGCTCCTTGTGGATGCCGTGCCTTTGGGGTTCTCCTTTGAGCCTTTGATTCGCTCCTTGGGAGGGGCAGGGGTTTGGCTTACTGGTCGGGCTAGTTCTTCCTTCTTGTCTGTAATCGGCCCACCAACAATCCAAGCGTCGCAAGTCCTTTTGGCCGCACACTTAAAGTCAAATATCTCGCAGTAGCCAAGATCGCCACCAACAGCTACCTCGTTTGCGTCCTCTCCAATCCCCTTCTTAATACACCCCAGAACTTTGCTCCTCTGATCGAAGGCCGCACAATTACCACAAAGCATTTTCTTGGCCGTTGCTACATCGCCTTGGAACTCGTCTGCCTTGGCTTTCCAGTAAGCATCGTTTGGCTCGTTAGGATTGGCTGGCCCGTAGTTTGCATCATCAACCGCTGTCTGCCTATTGGCTAGGTTTGTTTTGATGTCTTGGGTTGCTACTGGGCAAGCGGATGGTTCTGCCAATTCTTTCTTGTCCCTAGCCTCCATCTGCCCAACCACTTTTCTTGCCCAAGCGTAGCCAGCATCGCCACCCCATCCGTGCCACGCTTGCCAGCCCTTACCCTGCTCGTCCCAAGTTGCGCCCTTCTTATCGACTTCGTGCCTATCGAAAAAGGCTTTCATTCTGCGAACTGTGTCGGGTGACATCTTCACCCCATTTTGCAAATCCCTCGCCCTAGCGATGCCCACCGGGGTCATTCCTCGTTGGCTAGATGGTTTCGTCTCCCTAACATCCAAGGCTCTTTTAGCGGCATCCCTAGCTCCTTGTGGTGGGGTAAAATCAATCTCATCGTACTTGCCCAACTCAATGCCGCCCATCATCCCTTGAATCAGCATCTTAATAGATGCGGGGTCTAGGCTTTCAAGAACTTTTTTTTTAGCTTCTTCGTTGCCTATTTCTTCTAGGATTGCTTTTAGCTCGGAAACCAAAGAGTTAAGTTTATCGTTGTTTTTTTCTGCATTTGAGATTTCGGATTCAATTTTCTCGTCTGACTCAATCTCATTGCCTTCTTCTAAATTCTTTTCTAGAGAACTGCTCCTCTTTGTCGATACAACCGATCTTCTTGCCTCTCTTTCCTCTCTTCGCTTCTTGTATTTCTCTACGATAGCCTCTTGTCGTTTTTTAGATTTCTCTGCAATGGCCGCAAGTTTTTTGTCTAGGTCTTCCTGAATTTTTACTTGTCTTTGCTTGCTCTCTTGTATCATTTCTTCTGCAACCTTATCAATCGCCGCTATTTTAGCGTCATAATCCGTTGTTTTGGATGCTATTCTTTGATTTAGGTCTGCTATTTGCTTCCGAATATCATCCTCTCTCTGTTTGGACTCGACTACTTTTTGTTTAAGATTTTTTAATTTTCTCTCCCTCTTTCGTTCCTCATTCCTAACCTCTTCATCTGTTCCCTCAATCCTATCCCTATATCTTTCCTTTGGTTCGGAGTCTTGACCGCCCGCACCTCCTCCGCTCGAACAAGTATTGCCTTCCTTGAATCCGCCCGCACCAGTTCCGCAATCCAGTCCTACCTCTTGACCATCGCCATCAACCGGGTCTTCTGGAATGGGTTTTTGATCTCCCCCTATGTCCTCATCACTTTCTGGGCTATCCTTTGCGGGGATAACTGGATTAACCGAGGGTGCTTCGGGTTTGGTCTGGGTAGGTTTTGGTGGGACAATATCTGAAATCGTCTCTGGGTCTACGCCGTATTTCTCGGACAAATCCTTAATTAGTTTGGCCTCAATCGCCCTCTGCCTCATAGAGCTTTCAAAGTCTTGTCCTCGCTCTGCGTAGATGTCGGCGGCGGTGCGAAGGCCAGTCTTGAACTCGGAGATTGCGGAAGCGGATTCTCTGCCCAAATCAATCGAGACATTAGCTCCGAAGTTGAAAATGCCCCTAGTTGTTCTGCTCCCAACATTCTTCTCGATCAATCCCCTTGCAACTCCATCAGCAATAACGATGTTCTTAATTGGTCGCAGAACTTTATCATCTAGGAGCTTCTGATATCTGCGGAAGGTGCGTCCAGCTTGTTGCATCTCTAGTCTTGCTGTCGGGCCACTCATAGCGGAAGGGTCTACGGCGAAGCTGTAAGGGATGCCAACGCCCAAGCAAATGTTCCTCAATAGAATCTTGTGGAACTCGGCAAACGCACCAGAGGGACGGCTCGGCCCATCGGGGAACACAATGTCCTCACCCGGTTCTAGGTATGAGATTTTACCAGACTCAATCGCCTCTAGCTTGATTACGCTTCCGTTAATGTCTTGGTCGTTTGTGAGCGAGGAAAGATCGGAAGCATTATTGTTGTTTCGCTTTATGATTGCACTTTGACTAGAAGCAACCTTGGCCGACATCTTCTCGAAACCTACGATTTCGTGAATATCCGTTGCGTCATTGATTGCGGTATGGAAAGCGGAGATTCCTCGGTATTGATCTATGCGGAGTGGGTCGAATAAATGGAAGGCTTGGCTTGCGGGAATCGTTACTTGATAGGTGTACATATCGCCAATGCTTCGGCTGTAAATGTCGTAAGCCGTGGGCGAACCAGTCTTTTGATCAATATGGATTCCACCAATTAACTCCGAGCTTGTATAGACTTTGAATGGGTCTCCAAGTCTATCTCCCTCAATGCCTTGTATTTTTAAGTTGCCATCTGAATCTCGGACAAGCACGAAAAGAAAATCTCCATCCCGCAACATCGACATCATCGCCACTTGCATAAGTGTTGAACCAGTATGCCTTGTAGAGATGTCGCATTTATCGAACCACTCTGCCCAATACATCTCGACATCTGTATTGACTTCTGGGTTCTCGGTTCGGGCTTGGTAGGAAATGTTTGCGGCGGTATGGCTGGCGAACTTCATTAGGATGGAGCGAACAAGGCCAACATTCTCTGCCAAATCCCTTGCCCTTTTCATCAACTCCACTCGGTCATAGTTGGAGCGATAATCTTCCGCACCCGACAACTGGCTCGGCCCTTTGCGTTGCCTTGAATACTTAACTGCGTCATACTCGAAGTTCTTAATCCTTTGACGAGCAACAAGCCTATCAACTGCCCCTTGAGGATTTACAAAGGCAATCGCCTTGTCGATCAGATTGAGAGAGGCTTTTTTCACGAGCCGAAGTTTGCGTAGGTTGTGCGAACCCTAGTACCAGTCGCTTGCTGGATGGCTAGAGTTAGCTCCGCAATCGTATCTCTCACCTCACCGAGATTCGCCCTTGAGAACGAACGACCAGCTATCGAATAGCTTGAACCCGCCACCGCTATCGCCTCCAAACAAGTAACATACTTATCACGAAGAGAAGTTAGGGTAGCAAGGGGTAGCCCAATGAAATCACCCTTCGCCATTATCAAACTCACTTTCTGTCAAACTTGCGGGCGAGACTTTCAATCTCCCATATAAGGCCGCACCCACGATGTTCATACATTCGCAATCCATTAAGTGATTATGCTTCCCGACTTGCTTCCATACAAGCCTTTCCCTGCCAGTCATAGGATTTTTAACCCGCACCTTCACCTCTGCCTCGATATGCACTCGCCAAACATCGGGGGTATCCAAGGCTATGTAGCCGGGTTCTTTGATTAGGTTGGAGAGGATGTCTTTGATGGATGGATTCGACCACCGCCAAACTGGACAGAACTTCCACTTCCACCCTGCCCTCGATTGAACTGCCTTACCGCTGAATGGGTCGCCATTGGCAATTCGAGCGTAAGGGCGTTGTAGCTTTTGCTCCCCCACAATTTCAGAGAAGCTGGTGCGGTCTGAACCTACCAAAGCCATCCAGCCATTCTTACAACAGTTATAATAAACATCTCTGGTTTGATCGCCCGAATCGCAGAAAACGCACTTCGATTCTACCCCAAATTCCTCGGCCTTTGCTTGGATGTCTCCCCAAGTCTCTAGCCGTCCAGCCCATACAAGCCTCGATCTTCCCTCAATGTCCCAAGCCCGAACAACGCACCAAGCGTGGAAGCCCCCCGCCTCTTGGATGTCGCAAGCCATAATCAGTTTCTCATTTACTCTGACTTCGCCCATCTTGTAATCGCCAGCCACAATCTCCATCTTCTCCGACTCGTGTTCCATCCAAGGCTCTGCTAGAACTCGGTTCACGAAGTCTTGTAGGCCAATGATTCCATTGTGCTTATCTTGCAGAAATTTCACCGCTAAACTTCCGAAGGATACCCAAGGGGCATATAGGCCGTTGAGATGATAGGAGCGTCTGGCTGGTTCGCCTTTTAGGTTGGTTGCCCTCCACTCGCCCTCTCGAAGCATCTTGGTTTTCTGTCCGTCTGTAATCTTTTCTTTGCACCCCTCGCACTCGTAATAGGTCGAGGATTTAACCAGCTTAAAATCATAGACCCCATCCTCGATCTTTGCCGCCTCGTCCCACTTCACTTGTCCCCATACTAGCTTCTGCTTATGCCCACAATGAGGACAAGGGACGAAGTAGAAACGCATATCCCCCTTTTGCCACTCGCTCCAAATGATTGAATCGGCAGTTGTCGGTGTGCTGGTTGCTATGATGAGATGGTTTGGGTATGTGCTGACTCGTGCCTCTGCAAGTTGAACTGGATTCGCCTCTCGCCCCGACCCCGCTTGCTCTGGAAACTTGTCCACCTCATCCATACAAAGCAAAGCAATCGAGCGACTAGAAAGAGCAGAGGGACTTGTGCCAGCCCACCAGACCGAGCATCGTTTGAAATGTTGCTCTAGGATTTTTATTCGGTCTGTATTGTCTGGTCGTTCCTTGGCTAACGCTGGGCAATCGTCAATCATTGGAAGCCAGCGAGTTTCTGTAAATGATCTGGCTAGATGTTCCGATGGCATAACCCACAAGACCGGACAAGGTCGCTCCGCTACTCGGTACGCTAGGCCAGCTAGAATCGTTGTGGTCTTACTTGTCTGTGCCCCCCATACCAACACCACCCTACGAATCGAATCATCACCAAAAGCCTCTAGGGGTTCACGGACATAGGGCGTGAGGGTTGTTGAATACGCACCGGGTATGTTCGTTACTCTTGCGGAGAGCGTTAGGTTTTTCTCTGCCCATTCTGGGATTGAGAGTTGTTCCCTTGGCTCAAACAAAAGGCGAGCGAAGTTCTTGGCCTCATCGATCTGGTTCATTGAATTAAAACAAAAGCCTCTCGCAAGATTCTTTTGCTATAATTGGGTTTCGATTTATAGCAAGACCCACAAGATCAAGAGATGATTTCTTTTCTACTCTAAATGCCATTCTGTATATACTTCCAACTGATATGATTTCCTCAAGCACTACATCTCTATAATTTTGCATACCAAAATCTAAAATTTTTTTAACAATAATATCTTCATATTCTTTTCTATTTCTTTCGCCTATTCCCCAAAAACAGTCTAAATGTTTTGCGGTAATTTTATTGAGTTTTTGAACTCCTAATTTTGGAAGCGTCACGAATAAATGCCCCTTATTCATTAAAAGGAATATATGTGGGAAATATCTGCTCGGCATACCGTATGGGTCTAGGTCTATTATATTAAACTTGCATTTATTGCCTACAAGCCTATGCGACTCAATTATGCTGTCTCCGTGTTCAGCATATACATCCTCCATCTGCATATTTTTAATATAATCAACTCTTTTCTTGTCTATATCGTAACATAGCACCTCTCCGTATTGCTGATAAAGTTTTGTAAGATTCCCCCAACCGCAATTTGTTTCTAAAATATAATTTTCATCTCTTTTAATATATCGCTCGACTTGCTCCCATTTTTCTTTTGGGTGGTGATGTTTTTCTATATTGTTATTTTGCGATATTCTTCTAAATTTATGTTTTATGGCACTTGTGGTTATTTTTAATTTCTCGGCTATATCGTCAAACTTCATCCCATTGTTCCTATAAAAAACAACTGCGTCCTCCATTTCCTTGCTCCAAGCCAAGCTCATCTCTTAACCAGATAATCTTTTGCATACGCCCAAGCTGGGTTCATATGGATTTGATGATGGCACTCGAAGCACACCGCCAAGAAGAACTCCACTTCGTTGAGCCTATCCCCGAACCTTCCTCGCCTATGGTGAACTTGGCTCGCCATCTTACAACGGCACACTTGGCATACTGGATTGTTGGTTAGAAACTTCTCTCGCACATCTTTATAGACTTCGTTCTGGCCTTTTCTCTTTGCAGATACTCGACGAAGTTTGCCCCCTCGTTTGAGTGGGGTTTTGCGTTTAAGTGGAGAGCGTTTCATTGATCAAAGAATGGAACATCGTGGGCACATAAATCCCTAAACTCTGGTATCTGCATAAGGGTTTTGTGAAGTGCGATTGGGTCTGCTTTGTCCCTAACAACTGCGTGATGAAAGTGAACCATCCAGTATCTTCCAACGCCCTGCCTTGTCTTTGGGTATTCTTTAGAGCAACATCCCACGCACATAGCAAATCCATATTCTTCTTCAAAGTTTTTGAGTTGCCCACGACCCGGAACATAAAGAGTAGAGTGGCTAGTTCTAGGGCAGTATGCCAATGCTATTCTTGTAGGCTTGGTGGTTTTCATCGGTCAAAGAATGGAAGCACTATGCCAAGGATTGCGATTGCTACCAGCAAAACAATGAAGCACTCGTTCATTTGAAAGCTCCTTCTGCTTTCTGAATCGTCACAAAGATTTGATCGATGCCCTCTTGGATAGCCCTTTTGGCACATTCTGGGTCGCTAGGGTTTGCTCTTGCGGCCAAGCTCGAAGGCATAGCGTCCATTAGGTTTCTAATTGCCCCCAACCATTTGCCGAATACTTCTCGCACCTCGTCCATTCTCACCAATACTCTGGTTACTTCCTCGAACCGAGCGTGTTCCATTTCTGCTTCTGCGACTCGCTTTTTTGCTTCGCCCCATCCTTGAACTGCCGACCGCATAGCGACTGGGTTTTTGTTTGTGGCCGCCGTGGCTACCAATGAGTAAGCAACTACCTCGGCTTGCTTCGCTCGATTCAATCGTCCAAGCGAGCTTGTCGATTTGTATGACTCGGCATCCGATTCCCTCAATGGCTCGGAGGAGGTCGGGGATGGTGCTTGGATTAGAAGTTGCTTTCTTCCAACTCTCTTTTGGTTTGCGATCTTCCAGCTTTGAGCCTCTGCCTCGCTGGTTAGGGGCATACCCGCCTTTACTAGCTTGTTTATCGCCGCCCCAGATATTCCCCATAGTTTCGCTAGTTCTGATTGTCGCATTTCTCACAAGGGCTTTCCACACGCCAAGCATTTCTCGCCCCCTCCACCTTCTTCATCCTCTGGATTGGTTGCTTCCATCATCTTTCCAATCTCATCCAAGCTGAACCCGGTTATGTCGATGTCGATCTCCCCTGCGTCTAGTTCCTCTAGGATGTCTTTGAGTTGGGGCATATCAAATTCACCACTCAACTTGTTCAACGCAAGGTTGGCCGCCTTCTCTTGCGTCTCATCCAACCACACCGCCCACACATCGACCTCATCTTTTCCGAGTGCTTCGTAGCATTTCAACCGCTGATGGCCTCCAACGATGTTCCCAGTTTTGGCGTTCCAAGTTATCGGCTGAAGATTCCCAAGTTCGCTCAAAGATTTTGTAAGCCTACCCAAAGCCTCGGAAGTAATTTTTCTGGGATTGTATTTTGCGGGCGAAAGTTCGCTGATTTTCTTTGTTACTAAAGAGGGATATTTCATAAGTTCTAAAAAGTTACGCAAGATTGTTTAACAATGTTTAACACAAAAAAATACTAGGTTAATTCGCACAAAAAAGTCGCGGTCGGAACCTGTTTTGGGTGCATTTGGCAAAGTAAAAGTTACCTAACTTGTTGATACTACGCACTATTGACCCTATCTTGCGTAAGTACCCCATAATCAACGACCCTACTTGCGTAAGTCGCACTTGTGCCTTGTGTAAAAACTTGCGTAAGTGGCATATCACTTTTGTCATAGCTCTCCCCCTGCCTCCTTGTAAGCCTCCACGATAGGGCGGGCTTCTTCAAGGAACTGGGTACGCTGGGCTGGTGTCCATTGGCTAGGGGTCTTGCGGGCAAGCCATTGGCGGGCTTTGATGATGTAGCTATGCCACGCTTGCTCGGCCTTTGGGTTCGAGGTTTCAATGGGGTCGGGTAGTAGCCCAGTCCATAGGGCTAACTGCTTGAGGCCACCGGGGGTAGGGGCTTGTAGGGATGGCCTTGCCTTGGCTACTCGTTCATACCGCCTAGCTTGCTCACCGTTTATTCCCGCTACCTCTTGGATGGTGTCGAGGTCTAGCCCCTCCAACCTTGCCGATAGGAGCAGGTCGCCAGCGTCTGCCGCCAGTCCGATGGCCTCCCCCATCTGCTCGATTGCGTTTTGCTTGGCCTTGTCCAGTAGCCGTACTGTTTTTTGTAGCTCCATTCCGATCTGTTTTTCGCTCATTTTAGGATGTCCTTTTGGTTATGCGTAAGCCTCGGCCAACTCCTCGGCCTCGACTTCTGCGGGTGGTTCTATCTCTCGAAATCTGTGCTGGGCAAAGCCTCGCTCCGGGTGGGGCGGGGTCGTACTTAATGGGTTGTTGATGCCCTCCAAATAGACCACCACTTCCCCTGCCTCTCCGTTCAAGCCCACCCCTATGCCTATGCCCCTAATTGTGTAGTGCCTATCCTTGACTGGCAGGGCGTTGTAAAAGGCTAGGATGTCTGGCGGGAATCTGTCGTCCACGCACACTACTTTTGAGCCAGTTGTCACCGTTTTTTTCCTCGCTTTTTTATGCCCTTTTCCCAAGCCTCTTTGTTCCATTTTGGGCATTCTTCCCGCCTCTTTTTGTGGACTCTCAAGGCTCGTTCCTTGTAAATCTGCCTCACCCTTTCGCTCCGTTGGATGCGTAAAACTAGGCCAGTTCGTTGGCTTAACTCCGTAAGGCGAGCCGAAATGGCGGCTCTAGTATAAGGCTTTCCAGTCGAGGGGTTGATGTAACGCTTTGCGATTGAGGTTAGGCTGTCTGGGCTTCGGTTCGATGCTAGGGCTAGGAGTGCCTCATCCAAGGTGTCGTCCCTCCTATGCCTCAACATCTGGGAATCGCCTTCGTGCTTGATCGTCTGCTCCACCACCTCTGCCGTCAGCTTCGCCAGTTGGTCTAGGTCAATCGCTGGGTTCATCGCCTTCATCTGGGCGAGTCGCTCCTTCACCCGATCTTCCAGCGTGTCGATATGGTCGGCCATATTTGGCGTGTAGGATGCCAAGATGCTGTCGGCTGGGTCTTGGCCTTGGTGGTGGTTCATTGGATTTCCACTAATGCTGTCCGTCCAACCCTTGCCAATTCCCGCTTTGCTTGCCGTTCTGTGGCATAGAAAAGATCAACGACTGGGAGCTTGGTCTTGCCCGATGCCTTCCGTGAGATTACTGCCGTCCCGGTGTCGTGAGCGTGGTATGCCTTGCCCTCAATTAGTAGGGTAGTTCCGTAGGGGATAATTTTAGGGTCTACGGCACAAGATTTGCCAGAGACCAACCGTTTTCCAGTAGAGCTTTTCCACCCAAACTCGTCCTCACCCAACCAATACGCCGTGATGCGAGCCTTGATGGTTTTCTTGGCTGGTGGCTTTGGGGTTTCAATCATTATGTTCGCCGCTTGGCTTGAGCATAAGAGCGTGATAGCTAGTATGATGATGGCTTTTCTCATAGTTAAGAAATGAAGTCGCTCGCACAAATGGCGGTAGCGTCTCGATGGGGATTCATCCCCCTTGATTATTTTACCATCGCCTCTGTCAAGCGGGGTCTTGAGCCTATCGATCTCGGCCTCAATCTTCTTCAATTCCATCTTATTGATTTTCACGCTTTACCTCCGTCCAATGGCATCGCTTGTTTGGCCTTTTAATCTTGCCCCTGCCCTCTAAATATCGTAGGTGATACTGGATTGCTCCGTGGGTTTTCTTTAGCACTTCCGCAATCGTGCAAGTCGGAATCTCGTTTGTGATTAGGGTGAACACGGCATCTCTCAACATATCAATCGTGGCTTGGTTGCGAGTCGTGGCGTAGAGCTTTTCCAGTTCCTTGCCGGGGTAGCGGTCAGAAAGGATGCCGTTGGCCTTGGCCTCTGGGGTTGTGTAGGCTTCGTTCATTGAGTTTGAAACTTACTTTGAGTTTTTATTGAGGCAAGGGTTGGTTTTGGGTTATTCAACAAGACAAATAGTATTGAGCGATGTTTTTGCCGCTGTTGGTTTTAACTGTTCGCTTTTCGACCATATGTCCAGCCTTCCGCAAATCACAAACTCGGCTCGCCAAGCGAAAGCACTTGAACCAATCGAGTGCCTCCAAAGCCGTGAGCGTTCGACCCGATTGCAAGTGGGCTAGAATGCGAGCGTTCTGGTCGTGGCCTTCGGCTTTTACTGGATGCGTTGTCCTCATAAAAGGCAACTCAAACTGCTCCGCTTCGACTATAGCAATCATCGTGAGCCTCCTTTTGCCTTGCGAACTATGAAGTTTTGCTTTTTGGCAAACAAAATAGCAGTTGGGTGAACGCCCCAAGCCCTCGCAAGCTCGCTCATCGACATTCCGCTATCGAGTTGGTGCTTCCAGAGCGTCCATCGCTTTACTACGGTTGAATGTGAGCGATTTCGCTTCGCCCGATGCTTTCCAAAGGTGGGCACAAGCTCTTTTGGGATGTCTAGGGGGGTAGTTACCCCTATTACGAACTTTTCAAGCCCTTTTGAGGCCAATTCTGCTCGATTTTGAGCCATTGTAGCGGTTAGTGTGGTCACCATTTGCTCAAACTCACGCAATTTGTCCTCGCAGAGCTTAACCCGGTGGATTGTGGCGGCTAAAACCATATCTTGAGGGTAGTTCACGGACACCCCGCTTCTACCCAGTCGCTATGGGTGTTGAATCCAGCTAATTTATAGGTTGGTGGGGACTCGCACCCCGATTTGATTGGTTTCTTCATTGGTTGGTTGTTTCCTTTGGTTGGTTGTTGGTTGCTTCTCCGCTGACAATTTCTTGCACACGCTCGCCAGTCCTTAACCGATGCCCTGCCCCCGACCTTCCATCCGTTCGATTCGTAATAATCAAAAGCACTTTCCACATCCGTTCCAATCCATCCAATTTCCTTTGCATAAGAAAGCCAATCCGAACGAATAGGACGCTCTTGCGTCCTTGTATGTTCTAGTCTCTTGTCTCTTGTATCTAGTATCTGCCCCGTTACATTAGCGTTACTAGAGCGTGACAGAGTTGTTATATTTGCTTTACGGAAACGCATCTGCCTATCAGAACCAGATTTACGAGTTCTTTCATCTTTCACCATTCTTCTTGAAATTATAACATCTTTTGAGAATGAAAACACCCCAGCCGCATACAACTCATCCATCAGTTCTGTTGTCTTTTGTGGTGAAATGCCAACGATTCTAGCTAATTGATCTGCCGATGCTGGCCTACCTCCAATCAATAAGTGTCCGTGATCTTCTGATTTAGACATTAAGGCAAGCATATCAATCCAAAGTCCACGAGCCTCCAAAGAGCAAGACCTTACGGCCTCATCAGAAAGCCAGTCATTTACATAAAACTTAATCCAAGGTAGCTTCATATTAATTTATTTCCCTTTTCTAAATTCATTTTTGCAGGAATCACCCTCAAGTTTGATGGGTGATTGCTTCCACCAAGAGATACTGGAACAACGTGATCTACGTGATATTTGATATTGAAAATTCGTTCGCAAAGTTTAGCCAACTTATAGATTTCATTAACAAGCATTTTTTGATTTTTTGTTAATTTTATAACATCATTTTTTGCCCTTCTTAAAAATCTCTGTTCTGCGGCTTTTCCGGGGTTCTTATCTCTCCACATATATGTATATTGATTTGCCTTGTCCTTGTTTTCTTTCTGCCAGTTTTTATGAAACTCGGAACGCTTTAATTTTCCATTTCCTTCCCTATATTTTTTATTATGAAGTCTTTGCTGTTCCTTGTTTCTGTCTTTCCATTCCTTCATATAAATGCTTTGTTGAATTCTTCTCTTACTAAATGATTCTTTGCTTAACCAGCATTCATATTGTTTTTGAGAACCATCTTTTTGCTTCTGCTTTTGCATACAAAAAAATACTTTCCCATCGGCTCTGATGTCTCCATATTTAGGCATACGATCTTTATAGACTACTTTTTATAGATTGCAACTTCATTTCTTGGCCTTTTCCATATCTATCTTTTGATACTTCTTGGCTCGTTCCAGTAGTTCTTTAGTGATACGATGCGAGTAGTCGAGGTGGCTAATGATGTCCTTGTAGTTCTCACGCTTGGCGTGGTCGAAGTCCTTGAACAAGTCCTTTAATCTTTTCGATACGATTGCGTGGAACTCGTCCACAAGTTTCAGTCTTTTAACGCTCATTTCTTTTTAATCCTTTCTAGAATATCTTTTGCTAAATCCCACAATGCTCCGCTCACAAACAGAATGGTTAGATAGAGAGACAAACATCCCAAACCGATGACGAACAAGTCCCACAAAACTTTCACGATGGACAAAAGGAAAGTTACCATTTGGGTGCTTTCGGCCAGCTTGCCCAAAGCCGAACATCATTTTCAGAATGCCCCCAGCTTCGAGACACAAACGAGCCATCAACGAAACGACCGACACAAACCTCACCGCCAATATCCATAAGCACTTTTTCATCGTTATTGGGTTTCTCCTCCATTGTTTTCCATTCAAGCATTGACCACTTGACCCTTGGAACATCGACATCAACGCTCATCCGATAGCCTCCGCAGGGCTACGACAACTTCATTAAGAATGTCTTGGATAACTTGATCTTCTGTTCCGTCTGCCAGTCGTTGGACAAGTTCGGCACACCGCTCCCTTTCGAGGGCGGCGGCCTTACTCATCGCATCATTGATTATGTCTTGGATTAGGTCAGAATGGGATTTCATCGTTTGGATTTCCTTTCGCTATGGCATCTGCTTCGGCAAGAATCTCTGCGATGATTTCGTTGCGAATGATGTCGTTCTTATATGGCTTTCCATCTGCACCGGGCTTGAGGTCTTGCTTGCTCAACCACTCCAAGTAATCCAAGCCCTTGTTTCCGAAGGCGGCGATCTGCCGAAGGGTTGAGCCTTTGTGCTTGCCGAACTTCAATTCCATATCTCTCGGCTCACCGCCATTTGTCTTGACCGCAACGCCGTTGAGCTTTGCCGTGATGTCGGCTAGGTCGGCCTTGCTGATGGAGTCCGACTTAACTGTATCTAACTTAACTGGCTTTGGTGCTGGTTCGTATTTGTCCGTGTTGATGTCCTCAAAACCGCCGTGTGGAACTTCCTCGGCTGGGGTTGTTGAGAGACTCTTATCAATCAACACTACGATATGGGCAAAGGCAGAACGACAAGCCCGACTGATTGCTCTGGTCTGGCACATAGCCCTTTTAGCATAAGTGGGACGGCTTGCCCACATCGGCTCATCATCACCCAAGAACCCCTCGGCACTTGAGATTACTTGGCCGTTGTCCATTCGCTTCACTTCACCGATGCAACGATAGCCGTCCTCAAGACGCTCAACATCTCTTGCACTTGCAACACATCCGTGAGCTACTGCAATAGATTGCCAGCCCTCTACACGGACATACTTCTTATCGCCCTTGCCGATCTGCTGTGCTGTCTCCATTACGATTGCCCTACATACGCCAGCTACATCCGTAGCTTGTCGCATATAGTTTTGCACTCCGTTGGAGTGGCCTAGGCCGTGGTCATTCTTCAATACTATCTGTTCATTCATTGGTTGTTTCTCCTATTGTTTATTGTTTATCTTGTCCGTAATCGAATATGCCAAAACCTTCGGCATTTTCTTTTGCGGTTGTGGGTAAGTTCAAGCACCTAAAATCATTTCTCTGGTCGAACTCGGTATCTGGGAAAGCTCCAAACACTCTTACTACCCATTCATCCGTAGTTTCATTTGGTAATTTTTTCTTGGCTGGTTCTTGATGCCAGAATGTGGGCATTTCTTCACTCATTTGATTTCTCCTTTGTTTCTTGTTCGGCCTTCGCATTGTCCCTTCGGTGGTCTAACTCTTCCCATATTCCGAAGCGTATGTAACGCTCTTTCCAGTCTGATACTGCTTGCCTTCGCATATCATCTTGTTCTTTTGAATATGCCTCTAATGGTTTGCCTCCTTCTTTCATTTTGCATTCCTTTCGTTTATGGTTTTGATTATCGGGGAAAGCCACTTGGTGCTGATGTCGTGGGAGGGGACACGGAAAACTAGGATGCCCATCGAAGCGGCGAGATTGTATTTTTCCATATCATTCAAGAACCCGGTTGGCCTCGTGTGTCTGCCCCTGCTCCACACCCCGCCCTCAAGCTCAATGGCCACGCCATCAATGTGGTAGTAGTCGAATCTAAATCTTCTCCCATCAGCAAACTTGTATTCCTTTAACAGCCCCCACCCACCCAGACTCTTCCAAAGAATCTCGAACTTGGCAGATGGTGTGAGCTTCATTTTAGTTACGCCCCACCCAGTTCTTTGTGGGCAAGACTAGCTCTGGCTGTTTGGGCTGGTTGCCTTCGGCCACGATCTTGTCCAAGCGGTCGAGGTCGGCGGCAACTGACAAATAGAATCTCCGTCTCTCGTAGTTCTGCTGGTCGATATGTTGGGCGATCATATAAAGCCCTCGCACAATCACCAGCCCCACAAAGATGATGAGGCCAAAGATCACCATCGAATCCTCTGTTTCTGCCAAGCGGGTGAGCAGTAGTTGGGGTTGGTGATGAAAGGATATTTGCCGTCATCCATCGCCTTCATCACAAAGCCTTCCCAGATTACCTCGCCAGCCTTGTTGTTCTGAAAGTTCATCTCTTCCCAGATTGCATTGATCTTATGATGGGCAAGGCGAACAAAGCGAAGGAGCTTGTTCTGTGGCACATCAAAGGTCACGGCTTCGAGGTGTTCAATCTCCTTCATCCTCTCGGCGTAAGGCTTGGGGTTGGCGGGGTCGAAGGCATCCATCACAACGATTGTGCCTTTGCCGGTCTTGGTTCTCTGTCCCATAATCTCGCAATCTACAAACCGAGACTTGATGCCAGCACCGAGGATTCGATCTGCCATTAGCTTGTGATTGGTTGCGAACTTGCCGTGGCGGTTGTAGCCTTGCTGGGTTTCTTGGTCGAACCAGCCCCGCCATCCGTTGAGCTTGCCCTCGATGGCTGTGTTGTCTGCAAACTCATCGTGGCTCGCTGGTACGATTGAGCCTATTGGCCGTGCTGGTAGTGGTAAGGATGTCATTGTTTGTTTGTAGGGATTTCGTTTAGTTATGGCAAGACTTATTTCAGTAGTTGCTCAACTATGCAAAGTGTTACACCAGCCCCGACGATTAGCCCAACTATGTATGCGATTAGGATTTTGTTCATACGCTCAACCTATCACACCCCCGCAACTTGTCAAGGGTTTATTTACGATTGTTTGTAAGTACCTATAAATAGGCTACTTGTTGGGTAGCATTTTGTAGGCTTTTATCCACCGAAAGAATGTGTGTCCCTTCTTATTTGAAAGGACAACCTTAATTTTCGTAACCTCCAATTTCTTTTTATCTAGGAGTTCACGGAGTAGGCGGTCAATGGAACTAGATTTTTTCCCACTCAATTCCATTATCTCTGCCCTTGTCTTAAATCCCTCTGGTCGTGGAGGGCATTCTTTATTTCGGATGTGTTCTTCGAGAAGTTTCTGCCAAGGATTTCGTGGGGATTTCATTAGAAGGATTTTATGTTTGTGGGTAGGTGGAACTTGTTGCCTCTCTTTTTGGCCTGAAAAACATCGTGAGTTTTGTCGGAATAAATCACTCCATAAGCCCAGCCATTTTGCCAGCGGAGGCGGCGAAGCTGTCCTCTGTTATACGCTGGCCGTAGCTCGGCAAGGCAACCTATATTCCAGCCAGACCGATTGTCTATGGAGACGCTACGGAAATAATCAATGGCGTGGGTATGTCCAAAGATAACATCCCCATAAGCATCTGCGTGTTGTTTCGCCGAGTGCATAGCGTGGCCGTAGCCGTGAACGAAAGAGAGGTTGCCACACTTGTAAATCCCACCGACTGAATCATAGGGGAACATCCTTGCCTTCGTCTCTTTCATTATGAGTTCGATATTCTCAATCCCATCGTTGGCATAATCACGGGACACTCCGCTTCGGCTGTTGCGAGCCATATCATAAATCCGTTCATCGTGGTTGCCCCTTAAAAAGATTCTCTCATCCCCGAACTTGAAGAACTCCCGAATAAAATCCTCCCCGCAATCCCAATCTTTTTGAAGGCTCGATGCTTGCTCCTCATCCCCTGCTCCTTTGCGGATTGCTCGGAAGTCCCAGAGGTCACCGATGCAAACGACTAGATCGGGCTGGTATTCTTTCGTGAAAGCAAGCAGAGCTTTTACCGATGCAACATCTTGCTCGTCACCGTGGATGTCTCCACAAGCAACGAACTTAATTGGCTTCATAGAGGGGGTTTGGTTTGTCCAGTTAAAGTTGTGTAAATTAAATTACAACACTCTCTAGCTCTTGGATTTGTCAATGTCTCATCGGTGCATCCGTCCCTCGCTAATTCCAAAACTATGTGCATTTGGGAACGAAGGGTGAGCAGATAAGTTAGCTGGTCGGTTGCCTCTTCGATTGCGTTCTCAACAAGTTTCACCGATGGCATCTCCCAAAGTTTTGTCCCGCCGTGTTCCTCAACTCCCCGCTTGTATTTCTTCTCCATCGACTCAACCGCCGCAACTTGCAAAGTCGTTAAATGGAGTTCGTGCTTTTTGGTAAAATGCTTTTGAGCTTTCTCCACGCTCTGTTCGGATGTCATCCCCTATCTGCTAGACCAAGGGCGTTTGCTGACTAGAGAAACTTTTTGATTATTCACTTGTTGCTTTTGTGGTGAGACTAATTCTCTCCACCCAGAAATTGTTGCATCCTCAAGGTGGGGTTGCTCCCAATCCAAGTGCCGTAGCTGGTGCTTCTGTGCGATCTTCTGGCATATCGAATAGGTTTGGTCATCGTCCCAAGATGGGATTAAATCGTTAGTCGGAGTACGAGCAAGGGGTACATAGTCAATGGCGTGACTCCCTTTACCTTGGTCAATGTGGAGCGATTGTGGTGGTATCCCGCGAGCGTTTGTGACTTTGACCCCAGCCTTCGTGCGTCCACGGCTGTATAGCTCCTCTTGTTCTTGGGGCGTTCTAACCGAGCAGTAGATCAAAACTGGAATCTTTTTGGACATTAACTCCGAGTACCAAGCCCCCACCCTCTTCCCAAAACTAGGCTCACACTTTTCTATGTGGCCTCTTGACCTTTCCACGGCCTCTCGAATCGTCATTACTGGTCAAGCCTCTTGCGGAGTCGTTCATTTTCCTCCACAAGTCGAGAAATCGTTTTGAGCGTTTGCCCATAAAGCTGGCGGTATTCGTCTTGGGTTGCTTTTGTGCGGTCGAGTTTGTCCCACCGCATAATGTAGTCGCTAATCGAATCTTGGTTTGGCACTTCGCCAATGTCGTAAGGGCGGGTGGTTGCACACCCACAAATCAAACTAGCGGCGGTGAATCCAAGAATCCACTTCCGTATCTCGCAGACGGCGTTTGTAAGCAATTTCTTCATCGTCTCTTTCCTTGCGAGTCTTTGCACGATTTTTAGTCCACCAAGCGATGATTCCGATTACACCAGCAAGCGAGGCGAGAATGGCCTCCCACATTGTTATTTCCGTGAGAACTTGGAGAGGAAGTCCACAACCTTGCGGAGCGTTGTTTCTGGCTCGTCACCGGGGATAAGAGAGGCAACTGCAATCACGGCAGAGAGTAGGGCGACTAACGCACCAACCCAAGCAAACACATCTTGAGACTGAATGAAGGTTAAGATTTGTTCCATAAGAAGGGAGGGGGTGTCAAGGGGCTATGGCATCAAACCTTTCTTTAGCTAGGGCGAAGTCTGACCAAGGGCCGCAAGGCGGTGGAACTGCAATCTTCTTTATAGTCAAATCAATCCCGCAATCTATCCATCCCCTTTTAGTTAGCTTGGCTCGTAGTTTTACATTCTTAATGGCTGGAACTTGCATAACAAACTTCTTTTCTAAAAGCATTTCCCAAGCCTTAAAATAATCTACTGGCTTGTCTCTGTATTGGAAGCACGGCCTTGGATATACTTTAAGCCCATCGAAACAGAACAGATTACAAGTTAAGTCTATGGCCTCAAGATTTACACAATGATATTTCATCCCATCAATATGCATTTCCGCTGTTTCCCTTCCAATTTCTGTTCTAATTAAAGGCCAAGACGCATAGGGGTTAGGCCACTTGCCAGTAAAGGAGAAATCAATATCGCTAAAGGACTCGCCACGAATTAAATAGTCCCTAACAAAGCCTCCACAAAAATACCCACCAGCCCTTGCAATATCATTCAGGAGTGCGATCACTTGCTTTCTCGATAACTACTGAACCAGATAAAGAGATTGGAGAATGGTCGCCCGGATTAAATCCAGTAACATATAAATTTGTTTTATATTCCGTGCTACTAGTTTTAAGAGTAACAATTTGAGAGGCCAAGCCTCCATTGTCTTTAGTGCTATAATTTGAACTATACTCCAAGTCGGTTGATATTTCGAAAAGAAAGGCGGGATAGAATTTATATGTATTATTTATTTTTTTTGTTATTATTTCTCCACCATACGACAATGAATAAAATCCAGTTGTATTGGTTGGGACGACGGTATTTGTGCTGGTCATTGATCCATTGCTTCCGCCGATTGTTCCATAAAAGTATGGAGGTGGCGGGCAAATCATTTCACTCATTTTGGTAGGCCAATAGCTTAATGTTTCTATGGTGTTTGAAAATGAGTGAGTCGCAACGCAGTTCCCTTCAGTAGGATTATTTATAAAAGAATAAACAAGATTGTCTGTTACTTTTAGCGATAGGAATTTCCAGTATAATTCCATCGCATCTTCTAATGTCATTTCAAATGGGTAGTCTGTTCCATCGCCAGTTTGGTTGTCGCTTTCTTGAACGCAAAAAGGAAAAGACTTGGCAAAAAGAAAAGCCATAAGGATTTCTTTAGGGCATTAGCCCAAGATCAATAACCGATGACGGTGACTCTGAATGTTGTTGCGTTTTGTGTCTTTCCACTTCCAGTCACATTTAGGGCATCAATATGAATTTGATTAGCAGTAACAACGTGACCACTAAAAGCAAGTCCTTCCTCAATATCAGCGGACAACCCAAGCAAAACAATGTCATTCAGTTGGCATCCAGTAATTGTAACTGTTTTAGAAATAACATTATTGGATGGAACTAGTCCAAATGTGGTATAAGTTACTGCCGTGAGAGTCCTTGGAGATTGCGGCAACACTCCATAGGTTGCCCCATTTGCAATTAGCCCGGTATTGATTAGACCAGAAACGACATTGATGTTTGCGGGTTGAGTGATTGGAGTAGAGCCAAAGAAGGCAAGTTTTGAACTTGTGCTAACGCCAATCTTTGTTCCAGTAGTTGTGCCAACGCCGAGGTTATATCCGTCTGTAATCGTTACGGCTGTTCCAGATAGATCGAGAATGGTAGAGCCAGTTCCGATAGTATTGTTCTGCCAGTCTAGGAATACTTGGCTACTAGAGTTGTAGAGCTTCCGATTGGTTGCATCGACATTGGAGGTTGAGTCCTCAACAAAGGCGGCGTAGCTCTCTGCGGAAGTAAGGTAGCTGGCTTGCGAGGCGGGAACGGCACTACCGCTGGTGAGCAAATCGCGTCTAACCGTCACATCGGTTTGGAGAACCGTCTTGGGCGTTCCATTCTGCGTTAGCTCAACCTCTAGCTTCGGGGAAATTGTGTCTGAACCAGTTTCGGAAAACAATTCCTCAAGCTCGGCGGTTGCCATTGTAACCGTAGTCTGCAAGAACTTTCCGAAGATAACTCCATTCGCATCAAGAGTTAGGTTGTTTGTAAGAGCCGTTAGGCCAAGGTTACGAACGAAAGAAATGGAATAGTTCCCAGCATTGTTTCCGACATCAACGCTAACATTCCCAACACCAATCCCAGTCACGGCACTCAAGGCTTCTGCAAAGCATACGGCAGTTGAACCGACTGGAATGGCCGTGGTTGAGTTAGCACCATAGTTAAGAACAACCGAGCCGCCTTCTGCGTCTGACCCTACCGCAAGATTGTAGGTTTCGTTTTTAGTAGTCGAGCCAATTTGGGTTCTTGTTAGGGACAAGACCCCGGAAGTAGGCGAGGTCACAAATGTATCTGCAAAGACGGCGGGATTGCGAACCAAGCGAACGACTTGTTGTGCGGCAACCGATGCGGATGGGAATCTGCGAGTACTTACAAGAACCGAGCTTGTGGGGAAAAGGGTGAAGGAAGAACCACCAAATGACATAGCTGTGCCAAGAGTCGGGGAAGTGATAAGGTAGGCAAAATTCTCATTCCCATAGGTCGTTACAGTAACCCCAGTACCAGCAATACCAGAAATAGCGGTATAAACTTGGAGCGGAGTCGCATTGAAAGAAATAGCGTTTGAAGTTACGCTGTTAAGAACTAGCTTAAATTGTCCGTCCGTTGGGTCTCCATCAATCCCACCGATGCCCAGCTTAATTGAAGAACCAGTTAAATCTAAATCTCGAAGGAATCCCCCAGTATCTCTTTCTTGCAAGCGAACTCGGAGGTTATAGGAGTCGTTGCGAGTAAGGGTGGGGAGCGTCCCATTCCTAGCAGACCCAGCGGCCACTAGGTTTCCATTTGTTGTGTCAATGTAGATATCTAGAGATTGAGCCATTTAAGTGTCCTATTGTGTCAATTACCCTTAAACTGGCTTGCCAAGCACAACAATTTCGGCTGGCTCTCCATTAGAGCATACATTCAGGGTGATCGCAGAATACCCGGCAACACTGCTAGCACCTCCACTTGCGATTTCAAAGCCATTCTCCTTTTCTGATATAGTAATTCCAGAGCCAGCCAAAGGCTTTGTGCATTCAATTCTTCTTATTAGCTTATTGAAAAAAGACTTCGTGAGAATGCTAGTTCCTTGAAGCTCATTAAGTTGTTGTTCCCTCATTGAGTTCCTTAACTAAATGCACCTTGAGTAATTATGGCAATTTGCTGGACTTCGTGATAAGTGTTTCTAGCAATCAAAAAAAGCCCACGCCTATCGCACGACATTGATAGAACACAATATCCACTATATTTAACAATCGCCCCACCACCAAACCCACCCTTGGGGGCATTGTAAAATGCTGTTCTTGGGTCAACTGGCATTGTTGTGCCATTGATAACTGCTGGCATTTTTATGGTGTTACTGAAGATTTGCGATCTCCCCAAGCCATTATTTTGTGCCAACTGCCCAGCCATAAACTCTGTCTCACTTACATCAGTCACATACTCTGCCTCAATAACCAATGGTGGCCCGTAGACCCCCTCGCCAGCCGTGGGGATAAGCCTTACAATGGGTGGTGGCAATCCAGTTGAAGTAGTTAGGCCAACAAATGTAACAAGCATTTGCGTGATACCACCGTCTTGCTCCTCGGTGGTTACGGACTCCACCACCATTCGTGTATATTTTTTTGTAGAGGATGAGAAAGCAGAATGAAGGGTGTTCTTCTCTGGAACAATCGTATCTCTGTTTGCTGTTGAAATTGCGTAAGATTCTATGATTGTCTCTAGGCCATTAGGCTCTTTGTTGAAGTTCTGCCTTTGCAGAACCTTTGCTGTTGTGGAGGAGTTAAGGGATGAACCAACGATTGAAAATGCCATATTATTTTACCACCGTTCCAGATTGAATAAGTTCAACCAATTTCTTAATTGCTTGTAAAGTCTCGTTGCCCAAACTGCTTTTTTCTTCACCCAGCTTTCCAGATGTCCCAGTCATATCTGCCTTGCCGAATGCCCTCTCCCTTTCAAACTTACTTGCGGCGGCCTCCCTTGCGAGTTGGGATGGGTCAATACCACTTATGCCTCCTTGGATTCTTTCACCCAATGATGGCATTTCCCCGGCGGCTTGCTGTGCGGCTAGTTTTGCCCTATCTCTTTGAGTTGGTGCAATCTTTTCTGCAACCGCAAAGTTCTCTGTTTTAAGTTGTCTCTCTCTTTGTTTTCTCGCCACATCTAGGGCTTGTCGCCCAGCCGCACTTGCACCAAGGACACCACCAGAAACATCGGTAGCTGTTTGTTGAGCCTTCTTCTGCTCCTCCCTAGCCCGATACGCATTACGGACAAGACGCTGAAACGCCCTATCGTCAGCATCGGTGTCCATCTTAATCTTTTCGTCTGTGTTGTAGCGTTCCTCACGATAGATGCGATTGTTGTTGTCTATCTTTCTTTGCACTCGCTCTTGCTCTGTCTTTTTCTCCCTTGCCTCTGCTTGGTCTGCTAGCTTTTGTTCCGCATCAAAAACCATCTTGTCGAATTTGATTTGAGATTCTGCTCTGTCTTTGGCTTGCTTATCTAGAATGGCATTGCGTTGCCTTGCCATTATCTCGCCAGCATCTTTCTTAAATGAGGCAGAGGCTTGTGGGTCTGTTATGGTTTGTGCGAGCTTCTGTCTTTTTCTGTATTCATTATCAATATCACGCAGTTTCTTTTCCTCTGCGTCTAGGCCAGACATCAACTCGTCATTAGCATTTTCGCTTGCCAATCCCTCGGCAAGTTTTACATCCCTTAATCTCTGATTGGTTTTAACTAATGCCTCAAGCTCTGCCCTCGCCCCAGTTGCACCAGCTATAAAGTTTTGGAATGGGCTTCTATTAAGCTCTGTTAGTTTGTTATTTATAGAGGTAATGTTCGCATCAATGGCAGAGGTTTGGGCGATGGCTTCGGATAGGCTCATCGCTTGCCCAGCTTTTTCTATATCATCAAAAGACTTCTGGGCGTTTGTTGCTGTCTCCTTGAGCATCTCCCCCATTCGAGTGATTTGGTCTGTAAATAGCTTTACAGCCCCAATCGCTACCGCACCCATCAAAGACTTGCCAACAACTTGACCAAGGCTTTCAGCCGCCGAAGAAGCCACATCGCTTGCATTCCTAGCCTCCGCCAAATTACGGCTAAAGTTCTTAAATACAGCACCAGCTTTTTGACCACTAACAGAAAGATTAGAAACCTCCTTTTGGACTCCTCGCAATCCGGTCGTGGCTTTACTGCCATCAATCTCGATCTCTCCTTTTAATACAAAAGCCATATATATTACCTTGTCTTACTAGCCTTGTCAGCAATCTCTTGTTGCTTTTGTGCAATCTTTATCTTCATATCCGCCTCTTCTGCGTTGAGTGCGTCTTGTAATGACTTTTGGCCTATTTTTGAAACGCCAGCGGCGGCATTAACAAATATGGCTTTTACGACATCAGCAGTACCAATAATGTTATTGATACCAAATCCCATTCCAGCACTTCCTTTAAGCGTTTTGAAGTATTTTAGCAAAACATTATCTGGTTGAATCGTTTTCCCAATAGTCTTTTTGCTAAAATAATTAAATGCTGGCAACCACCCGGCGGCTATGTATCCAGCGGATGACCTTGCCCGCTTAACAAACTTGTTGTAAAACTGGCTTGCTGTTCCACCCTTCTTTCCCCTACCCGGCCCTGCTAATTTGGCTGGGAACTTGTTGTAGAATCCCAATCTCTTCCCTCTGGCAAGCCTCCAATTTGCAATCTTAAAAGCCTCTTGGCTTCCCATATAATTAACAGTTGATTGCTTCTGGGTTGTCTTGCCGCCCTTACTCAACGCAACATATTCGCCCCTCTTCTTTGTTGTTTTAACATAAGAAGCCGTAACAGTTTCAACTGCCTTCATATCATCGGAAATCTCTTGTGGGTCTGCTTTGTCCGTTAGCTTGCTTGCCCTTGCACAAATGTTGGCCGCCCTGCGGTTAAGTTCGTTGATTCTGTCTCGGCGTGTGAGGTCTAGGTATAGGTCAATCGTCCTATTAAATTCCCTCACATCTAGCTTAAAGAAATTGCTCATAAGATTCTTCTTTATGTTAAACCAGCCCCAATAGCCTCTCTAGGTTTGCCCTATCCTCGCCAATCTCTGTAAGCACTCGCCTACACTTCGCCCCATTTTGCCATAGGTAAGTGTGCGTTGCTTGCGTGATTAGGGCTAAAGGAATGTCCCACAAAATGTAGTCTATGCTCCACCCGGTTCGTTCTGCCAACGAGAACACAAAACTTGCTGTTCCCGCTGGCGTTAGGCGTTTCCCAAGTCGGGCTGATGAGGTGCTGGGATAACATCAACTTTGCCCTTCTGGGCTTCGTCTAAAATGTTGGAAACGATGGTCGTGGCTACTTCACGATCTGCCTCTGTCTTGCCTTCGATATATTCCATTATCTTCTCTCTAAACAAGTTCTTATTCCAAGCCAGTTTGATTGCTTCCTTCTTGTTCTTGGCTAGAAGAATGTGGACATAGATAAATGACCAGATAAAATAGAATGAGGAATCCTCATCGTCCCTAACTTGCAAGAGAAGCAAGCGAGAGCCTTCCGTGTAGGGTGCGAGTTTATCACCCATAAACTCCTTTTCTGGGGATATAAATGCCGAGTTTAGTTCTTCTTCTAGTGAGATGCTCATAGATGCTTTAGGATTGCCCTTCTTTGCTCCGAGGTTGCGTTTTCTGATATGAGTAAAGTCTGCCCGCCCCTTTGTATCACCCGAACTGGAACGGCTCTTTTAAGCAATCCTAGGAAGGTTTCTCGGTTCTCTAGGGCGGCTCGGACATATCGGATTGGGCTTTCTGGGTCGCTTTTCATTTCCGACCAAGGGCATTCCATTTCTGCCCTAGCCTCTGCCCCTGCCCCCGCCTCGAACCAGAAGGTAGCTTGGGTGCTTCCGTCCTCTTTGATTGTCCTTGTTACCGGGTCGAGCGAGCGGGGCTTTGCACCAAACGAAGCAACGGCACTCGCCACTTTTATGTTAGTCGT